ACGATTTTGACCGTATTTTTAACTTTTTTCCAAATTAATGTTAATTTTAGTATTTACAGATAGTTCATAGATTTTCTTTTCAAGGTTACTAAAGAATGGTTCAATCACTTCTTTGTATGCAAGTGACTTACTGCAATGCAGATATTTGATTGAAGCCCCTTCGACTGTTAGCGTTCCATCAATGTATACATCTTTGATTGCTGCCCACTCTTTTTCTGGAGTTGAATTTTTGACCATGCTGATAGCTTCTTTCAATAATTCAAGTCTGTGCAACTCTGGATCTGATTCCTTTTTGATAATATCAGATAAGGCTTTTGGAGTCATCACCTTATTGCTTTTGATCCCAGTATTTGGATCAGTTGGTTTCCACGGGACTTCAATTTCTTCAATTCGTTCCTTGATTTCTTTGTCAAAAGGATACTGTTTTAAAGCTAAAATCAAATATCCAAACCGACTTCTTAGATTCATTTACTAACCTCCCTGCAGTATACTTCTATAATTCCATTCAATCCTAAGCTTTCACGGTAAGCAAGTGCCTCGGATCTATCGTGGAATTCTTTCTCTGTATACTTTGCTAAGTGTTTAGGATCACTCCAGCTTGAGCGTCCATGGTATTTTCTAACAACATATACCCTCATTTATTGTCCTCCACCTCAATAATACGGTCGATAATACGTTTTAAATCTCGTATATCGTTAAACGGTAATACCGCATCATACAGATCATCAAAGTATTGATCGGTCACAAAGAATGATTTACCGAGTATTGCTATTTCTAGCTTTCTGTTAATGCTAGCGATTGATAATACGAGATCCTCTCTGATTGGTATATGTACATTGTCTAAACTCATCGCTTTCCCTTTCTGTTTTTAAACGCTATCACACTGGCCCAGATCAAACCAGTGAGCCAGACTAGTGCGAATAGTAAATAGATAAAGTTTTGTAATTCCATTGCT